TGGTTTTACCGTTGCAAATATTAATTTCAATCATAATAATAAGGGCTACTCAATTCACGATACGCTTTTATTTAAAACGCGATTATCAAATACTCAACTAGCAGAACTAACATCTATTGACTCATGACATTTAGAAAATATGAATTTACCGCTGCGCAATGGACTGCGGCTAAAAAGAAGATACAACATGAAGATTATGAAGGCAATCTTGTTTGGGATTATTCCAAAGTTACTTCAGTTTATGACATTGGTAAGATCTGCCAAGAGACTAACGAAGAAGGCGAATGTATTAAAGAAGCTAAAAAGATAAGCGTAGACATTCTATGGACTGGCGAGCCATTAACTACCAGCTTTTCATCTTATGTAGTTTGGCCAGTACCTAGCGGCATACACACCTTTGCCGGGTGGGAAACCCAATACGCTAAAGACTATTGTTCGAATAACCCTGAAACTGAATTTTGTAACCCCCCAGAGCCTGAACTACCATGAGCTTATTAGACATTTTTAAGGATAATAATAAGTATAACGAAAAAACTATAGTAGGGGCTTTATCTCTTGTGGTCATGATCGTATTCGCTATAGTAGATATTGTTACCGGGATCATGGGCGTTGAGCTAGTCATAAATGAGACTATTTACAATTCTTTTGTATTAATTACTATTGGTTCTTTTGGGATTGCTGGATTAGAAAAGTTCGCCAAAAAATGAACAAGGAGCCATATAAACCCACCGGATTCGCTGACTTAGGAGAGGATACCGTATTAGGTTTATCAATCAAGTCAATTATAGCCATGGCAGTCGGGATCAGTTTTTTCATAGGTTTGTATTATTCTCTAAATGCTGGCATCGAGGAAGCTAAGCTTTTACCACCGCCAGAGGTTACAAAGGCCGATCATTTGGTACTACGTCAAACAGTTGAAGACACAAAAGAAAAGATTGATAAAATGGATAAGAAGCTAGACAATATCCAAGATAAATTATTTGAACTTAAATGACTCCGCATTTTTCATATGACGAAATGACTCACACCAGCAAACCGGTGGAGAACGTACCAAACGAAGAGCAATACGCTAATATGTTGGTATTGTTGGAGAAAATAATGGAGCCAGCTCGTGAGGTGTTGGGTCCTATAAAAGTAAATAGCGGTTTCAGAAGCTATAAGCTAAATAAATATATCGGCGGAGCTAGCAAATCACACCATACCAGAGGCATGGCTGCGGATTTAGATTTATGGAGACGTAACAAATTGCTTTTTGATTGGATTGATAAAAACTGCGAGTTCACACAATTAATTTGGGAATTTGGGGACAACGATAACCCTCGGTGGGTTCATGTCGCCTATGACCCTAACGACTTGAGAAATGAAAAACTACGTGCTGACAAGCGCGGTGGCCGTACTGTTTACACTAGGATGTAAGGCACCGGATATAATAAGAAAACAACAAGACACCCTTATTGTCACTGAAAGGGTTGAGGTAATGGATACGCTTTTAATGCGCGATACTATAACCGTAACAAAAGATCGCTTTAGCGTTCGTATTGTAAGGCTACCGGGAGACTCTATAATGATAGATGGCCAATGTGATACCATAAAAATAACCGTTCCCCAGATAGTTGAAATAACAAACACCAAAAAGCTGGAGAGACAAACCCGGTGGACTGGTGGTCTATTTATTGCTTGTATTGCCTTGATTATTGTTATCTTGTTGAAGAGATGATCGCGAAGGCCCACAAAAATAGTCATATCCTTATAGTAAAAAACAATGTTAAGCTTTTATGTCTTAGCGATTTGCACTGGGATAACCCCAAATGTGATAGGGCAACATTAAAAAGGCATATGGATTATGCGGTGTCTGAAGGTGCTAAAATCTTAGTAAATGGCGACTTTTTCTGTCTAATGCAAGGTAAATATGACCCCAGAGGTAATAAAAAGGACATAAGACCAGAACACAACAAAGCAAACTATTTAGACGCAGTCATTGAGACGGCAGTAGATTGGTTTGCACCTTACGCAAATCATCTGATTTTTATAGGTTATGGCAACCATGAAACCAACATACTAAAGCGGCAAGAGACAGACATGATCCAACGCTTTGCGGATTTATTTAACTATACCCACAAACCGCAGATACCTATTTCGGTGGGTGGATATGGTGGATGGTTAACGGTACAATTTAAAGTTAATAAGACAATAAGAAAATCTTATACTATACACTACTTTCATGGATCTGGTGGCGGTGGAGCAGTCACAAAAGGTACTATCCAGCATCAGCGTAAAATGGCAGATATTGAGGGCGCACATTGTATCTGGATGGGCCATGTTCATGAGTTATATACTATGGTCCAAACAAAAGCCACACTAGATAAGAATAGAATACCTACATTAAGAGACGTATTGCACTTACGTACAGGGGCATATAAGGAGGAATATCAAGACGGATCGGGAGGCTGGCATATAGAGAGAGGCGCACCACCCAAACCCATTGGCGGCGTGATGTTAGAGGTAGGTGTAAATAAAAAAGTAGAGGTTTACGCGATCCCTACAATAATGACCGACAAGACACACTGATTTTTTTTATTGGGATTTTTTTATTATTATTGAAGTAACCAATTCAATTTAATTATCATGAAAATCAAATCTTTTAATGATCTTTTGGCTCTAGCCTTTGGATTTACACTAATTTTTTTAACCTGTTTAGCGCCCTTTGCTGGGACTGCTTTACTCAAATATCTTTTTAACTTATGAGATCAAGTATTATAACACACGTAACCGGAGACGGTACATGGGAAAGTTCGTACGGTGGCTTAATGTATTCCTACGAGTTGAACTTAGAGAACGGCGATCATATCAAAGTAAACGCCAAGACCGAAGGTGCTTTTGTTGTCGGTACAAATTTGCACTATGAATTAACTGGGAAAACAGACCGCAATCAGACACCAATGGCCAAAAGAATCAATCCAGACTTTGAAAAGCCATCTAGTCACATTATAAAGGATAATGCCCCGGTAATGGATGATAGACAAAAAAGCATTGAAATACAAATGTCTTTTAAAGCTGCAATAGAGTTTACTATATATAAAGAAGATGAAATCGTAAATGTCCAAGAGTATGCGAAGTTTATATATGATTGTATCCAAGATGCGAAAAGAAGCTATTGACGCGTATTTGGATGTCTACCAGATGCTTGAAAATATTGAGCATGATTGTCGTAATGACTATGAGACTGGCACAGATCAAGAACAAGACAATGCATGGCAACGCCACAAAGTAATATTGAAAGTGAAAGGGGACATATTAAGGAAGCTCGAAAAATGAATGTTAAACAAAAGGGAAATCGGTTCGAGGTCTTAATTGCTAGAATGTTACGCCCAATATTTCCGGGCGTAGCAACTAGCCGGGAGAGAGACAGATGGCTTGATGGTCAAGGTGTTGATCTAGTAAACACAGATCCATTCTATATACAATGTAAGCATGTAGAGAGAGGGTTAGACCCTCATAAGGTGCTAGAGCATATGCCCAAAAGTGACACAATGTATAATGTGCTATTATGGAAACGTAACAGAAAAGGTACGCTTGTTGTTATGAGTGTGGAAGATGCTACCGAGATACTTAAAATGCTTAAAAGTGAGCCAATTTTATAGATGGGAGCATTAAGTAGATTACAAGAACAAATCAAATATAATAAGTCGAGGGGATGGCGCACGGACAATCTTGAGGCCGTTGAGATTGAATTGGTTAATTTAGTTAGAGTGAATGAACGCCTTGAGAGCCTACTTTTTAAGTCGGTGCTTTTCTTAGTTAAGTTCAAACGTCACTCCTCGCACTTATATTGGATTCAGAAACTAGATGAGGATACTTTGATAAGGGAATTAGGGCCAGATGCAGACATAAAGAACCTTAAAGAGAGATACAATAAATGGAAGCAATAGACGGAATTACTGACCCATGGACTGCTGGCTCGTGGATATTGGAACAATTGAAAGGCGGCTTTTATCACCAAGGCCGTTTTTTTATGCTCGTTGATGATTGTTATGAGGAAGTAGAGCTTGAGAGTTTGCAGCTGCTTTGTATGCAACTACTTAAAGAAAAAAGTAGCCAAGTGAAGACCAATCACATATTAGATCGCTTACGCTTTGAGCTACCACAACCCAAAGAACATGATTATTACTTAGCTTTTAAAGATGGTTATTGTGGTAAGGATGCCGAGTTTCACAGAGACCCAAAGTATATTATAGAGAATAAGGTATATCAGTATATGCCATTTGAATACGATACTCTCGGTATCAGCCCCACATGGTTCGAATTTTTAGACCAAGTTTTTGAAGGGGATGAGGACAGAGCGGAGAAGATCATGCTATTACAAGAGTTTTTCGGTTATTGCTTTATGCGAGATATGAACCTACATAAGTCGTTGGTATTGTATGGAGATGGTGGTAATGGTAAAAGTGTGATACTAGATATTCTCGCTGCTATGGTTCCAGAGGTTACCCGGTTAGAATGGCATGAGTTAGGCAATAGCAGAGGGCTAGAGCAGTTAGCTGGGTCATGGGTTAATATTAGCACAGAGATTGCATACAAAGAAACGAATGGTACTACTGGCTTTAAAAAAGCAATAGAACAAGGCGTGTTAACGGCTGATCCTAAGTATAAGAAACCGTTTACATTTAAACCCTATGCTAAGTTCGCTTTTGCTACTAATGGCTTACCCTTAACAGATGACCCATCAAATGGAGTATTTAGGCGGTTAATGGTACTTAGTTTAAATAATAGCTTTGTAGGGCGTGAGGATTGGGAGTTAACCAATAAGCTTTTGCAAGAGCTACCGGGGATATTTAATTGGGCAATGATGGGAGCAGTACGCTTGAGAAAGCAGAAAGCTTTCACATATGTGCCGTCTAATATGCAAGAGCTTGCAGAGTATAGAAGGGCCATCAATAGCCTTCAATCGTTCTATGATGAAGAGCTAGAATTGTTAAAAGATGAGGAGTTAAGCTTTAACCAGTTTTATCAGAACTATACCGGATATTGTGTGGAGACATCAAATAGACCCTTTGCACGTAATAAGATAAGGGGACTAATTAACCAACTAGGGCTGAAACTAAAGGTGTACACTGGAGCAGCTAATCATCGCTTTGTCAAGGCATTAGAGCCAATCAACGTAAGAGATGAAGATGATATATTTAGTTAACTAGTGAACTACTATATATATAAAGTATATGTATATTAGTATAGAGAGAGATAAAAAGATGTAACAATAAGTAGTTAATAGTAGTTAATAAATGCCGAACTATCTCAAACATAAGCACGCTCGTAAGCGTGGTTCATACAGACAGAACAAATTATATGCTACCAAAGGATGGCGCAAGCTCCGTATGGCTATAATAAACAGACGAGGCGGTCAGTGTGTGGAGTGTGGTAGCACACCATTAGATCAGCACATACACTTAGATCATATCAAACCCTTAGCTGAAGGAGGCGAAGCATTTAACGAAGAGAACATACAAATACTATGTCGAGCGTGCCATGGTCGCAAGACTGCCAAAGAAGTATGGGGGGTGGGTGCCATCTCAAAAGAAGAGGCCAACTCTTCCCATGCCTCGAACGAAATTTTTGTACCTAATACGTAAAACCCCCCAATCAATACCCCCCTATGAATAAAGAATTAGAACGCTGGAAACGCATCAAAAAGCAGTGTGAACAGAGCATAGATGAACATGGAGCGATAATATCTGCTACCACTGATCGAGGTGCGGTAGTATTAAGGAAGCATCCGGCGTTAGAAGCGTTGGTAAGAGCTGAAAAGAAGATTGAAGAACTAGAAAAAATAGTAGGAAGTACTCTTGACTTGGACTGAACGTATAATAGAAAAGTATTGTGTACTCACAGAGGATGAGTTCGCTGGCCAACCGGTTAAATTATTGGATTGGCAAAAGAAGCTCATTCAAGATGGGGAGGGTAAACGTATGGTATGGCTAGAGATACCAAGAAAAAACGGCAAGAGTGCTTTTATTGCTATGCTCGCAGTCGCTCATTTACTAGAGGGCTTTAAAAATAATAGTAATCCTCAAGTAGTGTTAGCGGCAGCTACCAGAGAGCAAGCCGGTATCTTGTTTGGTTATGTGAGAAACATGATATTATTCAACCCGGAGCTACAAAAAGTGTTAGAACCATACAGAAAAGAGATAAGGCTCAAGGGTAGACCGGGATTTTTAAAAACGCTTACAAGTGATGGCGGTTCAAATCATGGGTTAAACCCTTCATTAATTTTATGCGATGAGATCCACGCTTGGAATGAAGTCAAAGGCCCAGACTTGTGGGAAGCACTGCGGACCAGTATGGCGGCAAGGCCAAGCCAGATGATCGCCATAACTACCGCCGGGAGTGCTTATAGCTTTGCACATAAATGGCATGAACACGCATTAAGAGTGCAAGAAGGTGCGATAAAAGACCCTAGCTGGTTAACAATAATCTACGGAGCTGGTGACCAAGAGAACCCACACGATCCAAAAGTATGGGCAAAGGCTAACCCAAGTTTGGGCGTTACGGTTAGTTTACAATATTTAAAGGAGTTAAGCAATACGGCAAAATATGACGAGCCTACTCTATTAAGTCTTAGGAAGTTACACCTTAACCAATGGGCTGGATCAGCGCAGCCATATATAGAGCTAAGTAAGTGGCTAAAATGTCAACGTAAAAAGTTAGACGTAACTAACTGGCGTTGTTTCTTAGGTGTTGATTTAGCGGCAGTGAATGACTTTACCGCCTACGCTTTATTATATTTTAATGGCGAAAGATTCCACACTATACAATACTATCAGATCACTGATCATGCCATGAAGAAAAGAAAAAACAAATATCCAAACCTAGTCACTAACTGGGCAAAGAATGGAAATTTGGAAATAGTCAAAGGGGAGGTAACTACTACAAAGCATAGATTAGAGATAATAGAGAGAATCATGCAAGAACACCCGGTGGAAGGTATATTCTTTGATCCATGGAACGCCGCCGAAACCGTTGATACTATGCGCCAGAGATATGGCAAGAACTTTTGCTATGAGGTGAGGCAATCAGCACTTATGATGAATGAACCTATGAAGCTGCTATTTAGGAGCGTATCCACTAAAGAGGTTACACATGATGGCAACCCGGTTACCGCTTGGATGATTGCAAACACTGCGCTGCATATTGATAAGAATGATAACTGGACTTTTGAAAAACACAAGGCCCCAGACCGTATCGATGGAGTGGCTGCAATACTTACGGCAATGGCTGGTTATGTTCATAATGCACAGACCGGGTTAAGTTCATATGACACCGAAGAAATTATTTTTGTGTAAATTTGCTTTTCTAATTTAATTTTTGTAAACTTAGCGCACGCGTATGGCATCATTTTACGATAGAATCAAAAGAAGCATCTCTGGGGTTATTAATCCACAACCTTGGCTTATCAATTTATTTGGTGGAATTGGCACAAGTGCCGGCGAGAATGTAAGCAGTACAAACGCGCCAAAGGTCGCTGCGGTATATGCTTGTGTAAATTTGATAGCGGACACTATCGCATCCTTACCCTTTAGAGTTTATAGAGAGACAGAAGAGGGCAGCGTATTGGCTCCGGGCTTAATTGATGATTTAGCAAGGAAGGCACCGAACGAATACTATAATAGTTTTGATTTTAGAAAGGCAATGATGACTCAATTACTATTGAGAGGTAATGCCTACATCTTGCCAATGCGAAGAGGTACCAACTTATCGGGTATGGAGCTAATAGATACCGATTTAGTGGAAATAGACACAACTAGCGGCGATCTTATTTATCATGTACACTTATCTAGCGGCGTGCGCTTGAGATTAGAGCCTAGCCAGATAATACATTTAAAAGCGTGGACTTTAGACGGAATCAATGGAGTTAGCCCTATAACGTACGCGAGAGAAACAATTGGCACCAATATGGCGGCCACAAAACACCTCGGCAGCTTTTACGGTCGCGGAGCTACTCCTAAAGGTATTTTATCAATCCAAGGAACGATTAGAGATGCAGACAGAGTTAGGCAGATCGGCCAGCAGTTCGATGCTCGATACTCTGGAGATAATGGGGCCGGATCAACTGCAATACTTACCGAAGGTGCAGAATATAAGCCGGTCGCTATGTCAATGCGCGAAAGCCAATTTTTAGAGACTTTACGCTTTGGAGTAGAAGAGATTTGCAGACTTTACAAAGTCCCACCGCATAAGGTCGGACACATGGAAGGTGCCGGGTACTCAAATAGTATTGAGGCTCAAAATGCTCAGTTTGTGACTGATTGCATTCGCCCACTAATTGAGCAGATAGAAAATGAATTTAGCTTAAAATTATTGAACGGTAATCGCCGTTTTAACTTAGATATGAAAGCTTTGACTCGTGGCGATATAATGACACAAGTACAAAAAAACGTATCTTACTGGAACATAGGAGCCATAAGTGCAAATGAAATAAGGAAGTCAGAAGGCTTGCCACCCATACCGGATGGCGATACTTTCAACAAGCCTATGCACATGGAACCGCAAAACAATGAAAATGGACAACAAGGAAACCAGGAGCCTACCGATTCCTAATGGAGGAGGAGAAGGACGAAATATTAGCGGATACGCCGCAAACTTTCTCGAATATGACATGGGTACCTTTAGGGAACGCATCGAACCTACGGCTTTCAGAAATTTGGACGAGCACGATATCCATGCCTTATATAATCACGATTATTCTAAAGTCCTCGCAAGACGAAACAAAGGAGAAGGCACTTTGGACCTACGAATTGATGACGAAGGATTGAATTTCAATTTTGAGTTGCCAGATACTGCAACCGGTAACGAGGTTAGGGATTTGGTTCAAAGAGGCGATGTCAACCAAGCGAGCTGGGCTTTTACCGTAGATTCTGAGGAATGGACAGACGTAAGAAGTGAGAAGCCTTTGAGAGTGATCAAGGAAGTAGGCGGAATTTTTGATATATCTATAACGCCGAGGGGCGCAAATCCTAGCACTTCGGTGGCTCTTAGGAGCTTAGAAGCTGCGCAAGTAGAAGAGACTCCGGAAGTACCGGAAATTAAAGAACCAATAACAATTAGAAAAGTGGAAGAAAACACAGAAAACACCACAGAAAAAGAAGCTCGCTTTGTCGATGCTTCACAAGTTCAAGGCAAGCTCTCAAAGTCAGAGTCTAGAGACTTGAATAAATTCAACATCGTTAAGGCTATCAATGAAGCTCGTAACGGTAAATTGACTGGCGTTGAAGCTGAGGTCAACCAAGAAGGTATCAAAGAAAAGCGTGAGCTTAACCAAGAGGCAAGAGATATGCACGCGGTAAATTTACCAGAGATGGTTTTCCAACGTACTCAAAATGCTGGAACTGCCAACAAAGGCGGCGATTTAGTATTTACTGAGCCGGGCAGATATGTAGACTTCCTTTATCCAAATACTCCAATGCTCCGCAGATGCGCAGTTGCTGAGAACTTGGTCGGAAACGTAGACTTTCCTCGTCAAACTTCTAGTTACACATTGAATTTCCAAAGTGAGACTGGAACCGATACTGCTCAAGATATCACATTTGACAAAGTAAGCATGACTCCAAAGCGTGCGGTTATTACTTCATCTTTTTCAAATCAGTTACTCCGCCAAGAATATAGCCGCGGTATTGAGCAAAGAATCATAAACCAAATGAACTTAGCGTTCAACAAAGGTTTAGAGAATGCAGTATTGAATGGTACTGGATCATCTAACCAGCCTTCTGGAATCTATACTGAGTTAGCTGGTCAAGCTCTTACAATAGGCGCGGTATCTTATGACGATTTGGTTGATATGGAGGCAAATTTAGCTGCTAGCGATGCTCTTGAGGGCAACTTGGCTTATGTAGCTCATCCCGACGTAGTAGCTAAGTTGAAAAAGACTAAAGTTGATGCTGGATCTGGAAGATTCTTAGTTGAAGGTATGCTTGATCCTCAGCAGACTGCTAACGGTTACGCTATCGATAGCACGACTCTATCATTAAAAAATACTACTCCAGACCCAGACACTTACGGTTTGTTGTTCGGTAATTTTAACGATGTGCAAATTGGTTTCTTTGGTGGTGCTACTTTATTAGTTGACCCATACACTGGTATGAAGTCTTCTATCGTAGAGGTTAACCTTGAGAGATTCATGGATTGTGCAGTATTGCGCCCAGCATCTTTTGCAATCGCTACTGACGTAACAGTATAAAAAATGGCGAATACTATTGACTACACACCACAAGCAATTGACTTAAATTTAATTAAGTCTTTTTGTAGGGTGGATGGCACTTCTGATGATACTCTCTTGACGTTTCTATACGATGCGGCTTGTGAGGAGGCATTAAGTTATGCCCATGTAGTTTGTGGTAGCGCAACTATCACCGCGGATCAGTCATGGGCTAGCTCTTACGAGCTCCCATACTGGCCGTTGGGTAGTGTTACAAGTGTTCATGTATATATTGATGGCGTAAGCACTCAAG